AACTGCTGCTGAAAGCACATTTGATTCTTCTTGGCGAAGTAGTTATGGACAAATAGCATCTTTTACTTCTACAGGATTTACAGTTAACGCAGGTTCTGCAAGTGGAAATTTTAATACAAGTGGATCAAATTATGTGGCATATTGCTGGAAAGCAAACGGAGGAACTACAAGCAGCAATACTGATGGTACAATTACAAGCACAGTACAAGCTAATCAAAATGCAGGATTTTCAATAGTTAAATATAATGGTAATGCTACAAATAATGCTACGGTAGGTCACGGGCTTTCTTCTGCTCCTGAATTATGGATTGGTAAACAATTATCAGGAAATACAATTAATTGGCAAGTATTATTTTCAGGATTTTCTGAGGGTGATTTTTTAACTTTAAATACTACTGCTGCAAAAGGTAATTCAGTTAATGTATCGTTTGATCCAACTGCAACAACAGTCAAATTTCAAGGTGGACAAGCATTAAATGACAATGAAGATTATATAGGTTACTGTTATCATTCAGTAGCAGGGTATTCTAAAATTGCAACATACACAGGTAATGGTTCGGATAATGGACCGATTGTAGAAACAGGATTTGAACCTGCTTTTGTAATGATTAAAAGAAGTAGCAGCACAGGAAACTGGTTAATATATGATAATAAAAGAAGTACAACAAACACAAGAGATAAATTATTATTTGCAAATGATTCAACAGCAGAGCAAACACAAGCTTATGTTGATTTTCTATCAAATGGTTTTCAAATTGCTGCAGCAGGTGGTACAGGTGATACGAATATAAATATTAATGGAAGCACATATATCTATATGTGTTTTGCTGCAGATCCTGATTCAGAAACACCAACACTTACAAGTAGTTTTAATGCAGAACTTTATACTGGTAATGGTAGCACACAAAGTATTACAGGGATAGGGTTTTCACCGAATCTAACTTGGATAAAAGATAGAAGTGCAACTTTTGGACATAGATTAATTGATTCTGTGAGTGGCCCTAACAATTATGTTGAATCAAGTTCAAGTTCTTCACAACAGGGTGCAGGAGGTAATGGTTTAAGTACTTTTGATGCAGATGGGTTTACATTAGGTTCAGGTAATGCACATAATAAAAGTGGAGATGATTTTATTTCTTGGAATTGGAAAGCGAATGATAATGAAGCAACAATAGAAGAAGTAAGTTCAGATTTAGATGCAATAGCAGTATATAAATTTGAAAGCAATGCGAATGATGTTACAGGCTACCACAATGGAACTGCAACTGATGTAACTTATGTTAGTGGAAAGTTTAATAATGCAGCAGATTTTAACAATACATCATCTAAAATAGTTATAGGAACTCAAAGTAGTGTTATACCAAGTGGTTCAAGAGGAGTTAGTTTTTCTTTTTGGGTTTATTTAGATTCTGTTGATACAAGTTCAAATTATGACCATTGGTTTATAGGTCAGGAAAATTATGGTGGTTCGTTTGAAGATGGTGAATTTTCAGTTAGGTTATATGGAGGAAAAGTTTATACTGATTATGCACAATCAAGTAGTATATACAGACAAAGACAAGCAAGTACTACATTATCAACTGGGCAATGGTATCACATAGTGGCTACTTATGATACTTCAAATGCAAATATCACAGAAGTATATTTAAATGGTAGTTTAGAAACAACCACAAATCTTACATCAGGAGGTACTTTTACAACAAATAGTTTAATGCAAAACTCTACTAATATATCTATTGGTGGAGGAGCCGCATATACAGATGGTAAAATAGACCAATTTAGGATTTATGATCAAGTTTTAACTGCTTCAAATGTTACTACATTATATAATGAAACTGCATCTGATAATAATGATTTGAATTTGGGAATGACTTATGTTTCTTCTTTACAATCAATAGTAAGTGCAAATGCTAACGCAGGATTCTCCATTGTAAAATATGTAGGAGATGGTACTTCAAGTGCAAGAGTTCCTCACGGATTATCAAGTACTCCGGAAATGATTATTGTAAAAGAACTTGATGGTTCTTCATCGTGGCAGGTATATCATACAGGATTATCTGCTAATAATGTCTTATTATTAAATAGTTCAAGTGCAGAAGCTAATCCATCAAGTGATTTTAACAATGGTGGACTTAGAACTGTAAATGCTAATACATTTGGATTTGTTTCAGGACTTACAGACACAAATAATGTAAACGAATCAGGACTTGGATATATTGCCTATTGTTTTCATTCTGTTACTGGATACAGCAAGTTTGGTAGCTATGCAGGTAATGGAACTACTAATGCTATAACAACAGGATTTAAGCCTGATTTTGTATTAATTAAAACTTACGATAATTCTGACCAATGGGTTATAATAGATAGTCGTAGAGGTGGTACAAAAATATTACAACCAAATTTGACTGCTGCTGAAAGTTCAGAATCAGGTGTAAATGTAAGTTTTACATCAACAGGTTTCACACATACAGGAAGTGGTGGTGGAATTGGTCAAGTAAATTCAAATGGAAGTAATTATATCTACTGGGCAATAGCTAAAAATGTACCAAGTAATACAACATTAGCTAATAGTTTTAAAGCAGTAACATATACTGGTAATGGAAGCAGTCAGTCAATAACTGGAACAGGGTTTAGACCTGATTTAGTTTGGATAAAACAAAGAAGTAGTACACAGGTCCCTATTTGGTATGATAGTGTTAGAGGAGCAGGAAATTATATTTTTTCATCAGGTACTGATGCACAGGGTTACTCTGCAGGAACAGTAAAATCATTTGATTCAGATGGATTTAGTGTTGGTTCAAGTAATAGTGAAAACCAAAATAGTGAAACATTTGTAGCTTGGTGTTGGAAAGCAGGTAATACTTGGCAATCTAATGTAGATGGTACAATACCAAGTACAGTAAATGCAAATACTGCTAATGGTTTTAGCGTTGTTAAATATAAAGGAACTGGTAGCACAGGTACTTACGGTCACGGATTATCATCATCGCCTGACTGGATAATAACAAAAAGAATAGATTCATCTGAGGGTTGGATTGTTTATACAAGCAGTTTGTCTGCAAGTAACTATATGTATTTAAATAGTACAAGTGCAGCAGGAACTGATACTAATGCTTATAAAACAATAAGTTCTACAACAATTCAAATTGGAACAGATAATACTGTAAATGTAAATGGTGGTGAATACATAGCTTATTGTTGGACATCAATATCAGGCTATAGTAAGTTTGGAAGCTACACAGGTAATGGAAGTACACAAAGCATTACTGGTATTGGATTTCAACCTGACTGGATTATGATTAAGCAAACTAATGCAACTAATTCTTGGAGAATATTTGATAGTGCAAGAGGTTTATCTGCACCACAAACATTGTTTGCAAATCTAACTTTAGCAGAAGATAGCGAATCTAATACAGTATCAAGTTTTGATAGTGATGGTTGGACAATGGGTAGTCAGCAAGGAGTAAATGATAATGGAGATACTTATATATATATGGCATTTAAAATGAATTAAAATAATAATTATGGCAGATTTAGATTTAGAGGAAATTAAAAAAAAGAAGTTCAACATTAGCGTTGAAAATATGATAACGATAGGAATGGTTATTGTTACTGTTACTGGTATGTGGTATTCTTTACAGGATGACATAAATCAAGCTAAGCTTTTGCCTGAACCTGAAGTGTCAAGAACAGAGTATGATCTGAAAGATCAACTTATTAGAGAAACAATAATCAATACACAAGAGAAAGTGCAAGAGAATGGCGAGAAATTAGAGGATATTGATGAAAAATTATTTGAAATCATAAAAGATAAATAATGCGTTTTATATTTTTAATATTATTATTTACAATAACTTCTTTAAGTTATGGGCAAGAGATAACTACAGTTCATTTTAATTATAAATGGAATGAAACCAATAGCTTTAATAAATTAGAAAGGTTAAAAAACACTAAGGTACAATATGCTTATGTAGAGGAACAAAGCGATGCTATAAAAGCATCAATAAAATCAGTACCAACAATAGTTGTATATAAAAATGGAAAACCTGTAGCAAAATTTGAAGCAGGTTTAACTATGAAGATTGCAGTTAGATTAGACAGCATACAATCCATAGTTGATAAATACAAGAAATAATGAATGACTGGACACCATCTATATTAGGTTTTTTTGTGAGTTTAATTAGCATAGCAGAATTTAACGAATATATGAATAGTGTTCTAATTGTAGTAACTCTTGTTTATACTGCAATAAAACTAAAAGATATTATATTTAAAAAAAAATAATTATGGCAAAGATATTTGAATATATAGCACAAAAAATTAGAAACTTCAACCATTGGTTTGCTACTGGTTGGAATAAAATCATCAAAAAATTATTAATCAAAATTTAATTATATTTGTAGTATAAAATTATAAGCAATGGCAAGTACAGTATTCAACGGAACTAATTTATTAATAAAAATTGCAGATGATGGTTCAAGTCCAACTACATTAGGGCATTCTACTTCATGTACAATTTCTTTCACTAACGATATGGCAGATGCCACTACAAAAGATTCATCAGGTTTTTCAGAGGTTATACCTGCAGTAAGATCTGCAGAAATTTCTTTTGATGGACTTGTAGATTATACAGATGGTTCAAGTGGTGGTGCTGAAATTGCACACAAACTTTTGACAAGACAAAAATGTGATTTTTCATTTGGTACTGCTGCAACAGGAGATACAATTTACACTGGAGAGGGGTTCATTTCTTCGTGTGAGATAAGTGGTTCAATGGAAGAAGCAGTAACATATTCAGGAACGATTACAGTTACAGGTGCAATTACAGAATCAGTAAACTAAAACTTGATTTATAATGTGTAATTGTTATATTTGTTATTGTAAATAAATTCTATGACAAAACAAAGAGGTTACTACACTCTTAAATTAGGGGGTAAAAATCGCACACTACATTTTAGTATGAACTTTTGGGCAACCTTTACAGATATGCTTGATATTTCTCTTGATGAAATTGGTACTGTATTTGAAAAAGGTGCTTCACTAAAAACAATAATTACTATTGTATATGCAGGAATTTTAACATACGATCAAGAAAACAAAAATGAAATTGATTACGATAATTTTGATGTAGGTAATTGGCTTGAAGATGCAACTTCAGAAGATATTGAGAAGATAATTAAAGCTATGACTGAATCAAGAATATTAGGTAATGATTTAAATGCAGGTATGCAAAGAAACCCTGACACAAAAAAAAAGTAAGCGATAAAACAACCTGGGAAGATATTATAGATTTCTATATTGGATATTGTGGAATCAATCCTAATGAGTTTTGGAATAACACTTTTAAAGAAAACAAACTTATTTCTGAATCTTATGTTATAAGAATAAATGCAGAGTGGGAACAATTCAGATTTTTAGCTGCTATGATTCATAATGTAAACTGCACAAAGAAATCTCAAATGATAAAACCACATGAGTTGTTTGAGTTACCACAAGACAATATAAAAAGAAAAACTTCTAAATCCACAAGGAAAGAATTTGAAAAGTATAGAGATCTTGTAAATAGTAAGTTGAATAAAAAATAGTTATTTTTGTACTATGGCAGACCAAAATTTTAGAATACTTTTTGAATTTATTGCAAAAGTTGCAAAATTTAACCAAGATATTGATAATGCTCGTGGTAAAGTAAAAAAATTCACTACTGATATGACCAAATTTGGTCGTACTATGTCCACAAGAGTTTCATTACCTCTTATAGCAGTTGGTACATTAGCTTTAAGACAAGCAGCTAAATTTGAAAGATTAAGAGTTACCTTAAATACACTTACTGGTTCTGCTGATGCAGGTGCTAAATCTTTTGAAAGATTAGTACAATTTAGTGCAGAAACACCTTTACAATTAGAAGAACTTACAAGAGTAAACAATATGTTAATGGGATTTGGGCAATCAACTGATGATGCTTTTAAATCTCTAAAAATGCTTGGTGATGTATCGGCTATAACAGGTGGTAATCTTACAGGTATTGCAGTAGCATTTGGTCAAGCTGCCGCAGAGGGCCGTGTGATGACCAGGGATCTACGTCAATTTATAAATAATGGGGTGCCTATATTACAACTGCTTTCTGAAGAAATGGGTGTTGCCGAGGGAAAAATTATGGATTTGGCTTCAGAGGGTAAACTTACATTTGACATTTTAAATACTGCATTTGAAAAAGCAACAAGTGATGGTGGTAGGTTCAATGATGGTCTTAAAATACTTTCGCAAACATTAGAGGGTTTATTTAGTACATTAAAAGATAATGTAAATATTGCACTTGCAGAACTTGGTCAAGAGATTGCAGAAACATTAAATCTTAAAGAGGGAATACCTGCACTTTCAAAAAAAATAGGTGAATTAGTGAAAGGATTTAAAGGTTTAAATGATGATACACAAAAGTTAATTATAAGTGCAGGTCTTTTAGCAATAGCCATACCACCTTTGACAATAGCACTTGGATTTTTAATTTCTTCTGTAACAACAATATCAGCAGCATTAGTAGCTTTGAACCCAATAGTACTTGGAATAACGACAGTTGTTTTAGGTCTTGGTTCTGCATTTGTTGGTGCTAAAGTTTCAGGAGTTAGTTTTGGTGAAACAATCAAAAATGTTTTATTATCAGGTGGAAATGCAGGTGTATTAGCTTCCTTACAAGCAAAATCAAAAGCAGCAAAACTTGCAATAGATGAGTTAGCAGAATCAATGAAAAATGCTTTTACAGATCCATTAGGATTTACTGGTGCTAAACCAAAAGGATTTCCAAGCATACCAACAACTACAACAAATACTACTGGTTCAGGTGGAGAAGATACAGGTGGTACAGGTGGAGGTTTTTTAGGAATAAATCCTTTTATTTTAGGTACTGGTTTTCAATCACTTGCAGGTATTGTTAAAACTGAAGTGCCGAAGATGACTAATGTTACAAATGGTTTTGCAGCAGCTATGAAAGAAATTACTGCAAAGTTTACTGATTTTAGAGTAAATGGTATTGAACCAATAGTAGAAGAAACAAAAACATTTGGTGAACAAATTATACCTCAAATCGGTTTTGCTTTAAGAGATGGATTTGCAAGTATTGCAGAGGGTGAAAATCCTTTAAAAAGATTAGGAACAATATTAAAAGGTTTAGTTACAAGATTACTTGCAGCAGCAGCAGCAGCAATGTTACTTGGTGCATTTTTGGGTGGTGCAGGTGGTGGTTCAAGAATATTAAAAAATTTGGGTGGTATAAAAGGATTATTTACCCAATTCTCTGGTATTGAGTTAGCAAGAGGTGGTATTGTATCAGGACCAACAAATGCTTTGATTGGAGAATACCCAGGTGCAAGATCTAATCCTGAAGTAGTTGCACCATTAAGTAAATTAAAAACAATGTTAGGTGGTGGTGCTATGCAAGGTGAGTTTGTATTAAGAGGACAAGATTTAGTTGTAGCATTACAAAGAGCAGAAAGAAATAGAAATAGATTTAAATAATGGCATACGGTGTAAAATATGAACTTGATTTTTCTGACATCAAGGGTAATAAAAGAAGTGTTCAAATACTTAAAAAAGATTATACTGGTGAAGTATTTTCTATAATAGGTACTGAAAGTCCTGTAGTAATAAAATATACCAATGATGATGATTTTTATAACCCGATTATAGGTTCTTCGTGTGTTTTAAACATAAAAACAACTGACACAATTAGTTATGATGAATTTACTGATTTTGATGAGAGAGAATATAAAGTAAGATTAAATATTGGAGTTGATGATCCACAAGCAGATATTAATTCACCACTTTGGCAACTTGCCGACACAAACTGGGAAGCATCAGATTTTAATTGGGCAGCATCAACTGTATTTCAAGTTTATTGGGAGGGGTTTTTAGTTTCGGATACTTTTAGAGAAGCGATACAATCAAAACCTTTTGATATATCTTTAAGAGCAATAGATAATTTAGGTTCATTAGAAGCATATTTAGTGCCTGATGGTAATATAAACACTAATAATGATGGAACAATTAAAACTGCTGCAGGTGAACAAGATAATATAGATACTGCATTTTATTATTTACATAAAATACTAAAACTAACAGGGTTAGATTTTGACATATATATTCAAAATAATATTAGAAGAACATTTGATGGTTTAATCGTATCTCAAAATAATAATTTATTTCAAGATATAAGAATTAATGAGTTTGCTTTAATGGATAATTTTTCCAAAAAAAATTCAAAACAAGTATTAGAAGAAATATTAAGAATTACAAATTCAAGAGTTTATCAAGCAAATGCTTCTTGGTATGTCGTTTCAAATAGTAATTATTATGATGTAGCTATTGCAGGTCAATTAGGTGATTTTGACCAAAATCAACTTGCAGAAGTGCCAACTGTTACCACTAATGCAGTTACAAATAAAGCAACAACAAGTGGTACACTTAATGGAACAATAGTTTCAGATAAAGGTTTACAGATAATTGAGAGAGGATTTTATTATGGTACAAGTCCAATTTATATACAAAATGAAAAAGAAGCATCAACAGATACATCAAGCAGTTTTACTTTGAATATATCAAATTTAATAGAGGGTGAAACTTATTTTATACAAGCTTATGCAAAAAATAATATATTTTTAGAGGGACTTGGTAATGTAGTAGAATATGTACCAGGTGAGGTTGAACCTGATGATGACACCCCTATTAGACCTGTTGTGCAAATGCAAAATATAAATCCTTACACAGTTGAAAATGACAAAATGTTATTCACAGGTCAATTCTCAAATGTAGGTCAAAGTAATGTTATTGAATATGGTTTTTATTTTGGAACTGATGGAAATGATTTTAACAATAATCAAAAATATCCAATAGCAACAGGTGTAAATATTTCTGTTGCGACTGCATTTGCAGGTGATACATCAGCAGCACCTTTTAATTTAACACTTGCTTCAGGACAACCATTTTACATAAATGCTTATGCTAAAAATTCACAAGGTGAGGGTGTAAGTAGTCCAACCACCGAACAATATACTTGGAATGCTTGGCAATTAAGAAAGCAAAGTGATTTATCAACACAAAGTGTACCATATACATCAGATGCAAGAGGTTCGAATGTTTTTATATCTACATCTTCAAGTAATACAGATTGTTATACAATAATGGTTGGACAATTTTTAGCAAGTTTAAGTGGACTTCCAACTATTTCAGGAAGTTGTGCTGATAATACAACTGAACCTACTGCATCAGTTGAAGAAACTTGTAAAGAAGTTGTACTATATAGAAGTAGTACTGCTTTTAGTTTGTGTTGTGAGGATCCGACATCAAGACAAGCATATATTAACGGTCAATCATTGACAGATAGTGCTACAACAAAAGTATTTAATGATAGCGAGTGTACTACATTAATACCTGCACAATATGTGTCAGAAAATTTAGAACAATATAGATATTTTAATGGTACTGTCTTAGGAAATGTAGTTAATTGTCAAGATAATGCAGGTGTTGATGTTTGTGATCCTGATGTAATAACACCAAGTGGTTGGCTATTGCAAAAAGATAATTCATTAGATAGAGTCAAGGTTGCATACAATTCAACCTATGGTGAAGGTCAAAGAGTTATTATAGATAGTGATTCAGAAAATTGTTATACAATTATTGAATCTTTTAGAGATGCTGCAACAATAACATCACCAACAATTAGTTCTCTTTGTACTACTGCAACACCTACACCTACACAACAATGTCCAACTATGACATTTTTTGCAAGATACTTGTTGTGTGGTGGTGATGAAATAAAAATTATTGGAAGTAATATAAATAATTTCCCTAATGTAATTAAAAAAGTAAGCACTGATGAATGTTGGAGTTTTATTGATAGAACAAGTCAAACAACTAATGATGATGAATTTAATTTAGGTTGTTTTCCTGTTAATAAGTTTGTTGTCAAAGGTGGTCAAGTAAATGGTTTTCCAAGTTGTGATGATTGTTTAGACATATCAACAACAACACAGGTGGCAAAACCAATAACCACAACAACACAATCAGTTTTCTTTAGACAATACATTGAGATACAATCAAATTGTAGTGATGCAGATCAATTGTTAGAAGTTTCTAATACTGAAAACAATTTTCCAAATGTAATTACTGATGGTTTAAGTTGTTTTAGAAATCAAAATGCAGGTGGTCAAGGTCAAGATGGTTTAGTTACAGACACAACTAAATTTCCTGCAACTTTTAACAATGGTGTATTATCAACAGATTGTGCTGCTTGTAATGCTTATATTTCGACAACAACAACACAAACACCTACAACAACACAAGCACCTTGTAAAGAAATTTCAGCATCAGTTACAACTATTGCAATAAATGCTTGTTGTGGTTCAAAATCAACTTCTTTATATATAAATGCAAATAATATTTTACTTGCAAGTGTTATATACACCAATGCAACTTGTACCACTGTTTTACCTGCAGGTAACTTTATTAATACTGGAGGTCAATTATATTTTTGGACAGGTAATACACTTGTTGAGCAAAATTGTCCACAGTGTCCATAATGAGATATATTTCTGCACAACCTGCTTCAATTTATTATTCTTGGCAAGTAGATACTATGATTCATAGTTTTATTAATAATGGCATAAAACAAGAACAAATAGATATTGTTTTTGCTGATAAACCCCAATATGAAAATTGTTGTTATTATTTAGTATCTAAATATCCAAAAGTTAATTTTTATTTTTACCCTGATTTAAGAAAAAAGATTAAATATATTTCAAGTATAAGACCTCATATACTGAAAAAACATTTTTATAGATATGCTGATTTGTATAAAGGTACATTTTTATATCATGATTGCGATATTGTTCTTACAAAACCTTTAGAACTAAATGGATATTTATGTGGTTGTAATCCAACTTGTTATCTAAGCAATACTATAAGCTATATAGGTTACGAATATATAAAATCTAAAGGTGAAGATGTTTTAGATTTAATGTGTAATGTTGCCAATATAGATAAAGATATTGTAAAGAAAAATCAATTAAATTCAGGAGGTTGTCAATACCTTTTAAAAAATATAGATTATAAATTTTGGCAAGAAGTTGAAATAGATTGTGAGAATTTATTTACAGAAGTTGTAGCTTTAAATGCAAAGAAAAAATCTAAGGACAAAAATTATCATGAGTTGCAAATTTGGTGTGCAGATATGTGGGCAGTCCTTTGGAATCTTTGGAAAAGGGATAGAAAAACAAAAATTATTGATGAGTTAAATTTTACTTGGGCAACACACGAAAGAGAAGAATGGGGTAAGTATGCAATATTTCATAATGCAGGAGTTAATGATAATAAAAATGCTGCTTTTCATAAAGCTAAATATTTATCAAAAAAACCACCAAAAAATTTAAAAATAAATCCAAAATTAGCTTCATACGAATATTATGAGTTAGTAAAACAAATATTGTAAATTTGTAATATGGGAATAATTAGAGCAGAGCAAACAAGATTACTGCAAGAAAATGGTACTGAAATAATTGAATTTTTTGTTTATGATAAAGATGGTAATGCAAAATCACCACTTAATGAAACAAAAGATGTTTTAAAACAAATACCAAGTGTCTTAAATCCAATAAATCAAGATTTAGAGGTTGAATATTTACCACCAGTTAGAGATGTAATAAAAAAAACAAAAACTAATTCAATTCAACTTATAAATAAAAACCCTAATTTTAGATACCAAAATTTTAATTGGGATATAACTGCTTCTTTAGGATCAGTCCAAATACCAAGTCAAATTTTAGCAGGTGTAAATCCTATATCAGGTATATATTGTTTATATCAACCCACAATACCTTTAACAGATAGTAAAACAACACACTTTGTAAAAAACATTTTATCAGATACACCTATTGTAAGTGGTCTTGATATTGAGATAAGTTGGAACTATTATATTTTTACAGGCATTAGTGCATCTAATGTCAAACAATTTATTAGTGTTGGTCTTGATTCTACTAATGATGGTAGTGTAAATAAGATGTATAATTTTGAAGATAATAAATTTACAACTGGAACTTTTACAAATGATGAGTTTTTTAGAAAAATAGATTATACAAATTTAGATCAGTGGGATAAATATAAAACTACTTTACAAGCTAATTTAACTGCAAGTGAAACTAATCCTCATATTGAGGTAAAACTATTTCAAGTAACTGGTTCTGAAGTACCATTTGGTAAAGTGTTTTTTGATGGTTTGTCAATATCACAAAAAATATCTTCTAACACAAAAACTCACACAAGGAGGAGGGGTGGTATATTAAAAATAATTGATGGTGCATTAACTTTTGAAGAAAGTGAAAATGTAACTGGTGAGTATATTCAAAAACAAACCTTTTTATCAAATGAAATTGACAAACAAAGTATAAACCATTTTCCAAATGAATTTAGTAGAAAAGATAGACCATTAAGTTTTTATTCTACAAATACTCTTGATAAAAATGCACTACAAGAGATTATCAATGATTTTAGAGAACCTTTAAAAAGATATGAGGGTACATTTTATAAAAATGATTCTGATGTTGTACCTATTTATTTTTACCATAAACTATGGATTAATTTTGGCACAACTGTACTTCAAGAAGCAGTAAGTGCTATTATTGATGAAATGGAGTTTGATGTAAAGCAAAATCAATATAGAATTGTTATGCACTTACCAAATCAAGATGATGACCAAGTAGCATTTGATTTATATAAATTTGATTAAATATTTTTTTATATATAAAATATTTTTATATTTGTAAAATATGTTACTAAAGAATATTTTAGAGGGTTGGGGTAATTGGGCTTTAAAAGAATTTAAAGTTTTAGATCCTAATATTGTCCATATGTCCAAAGTTCGATTGTTAATTTGTGATGTTTGCGACATGCGAACTGGCAAAATATGTAATCCTAATAAACAAGGTGTAAATATTGAAACACAAGAAGTTAGAAATGGTTGTGGTTGTGTTATACCACCTAAAACACTTTCCCCTAATTCTGAATGTCCTTTAGGTAAATGGAAAAAATATGAGTAATGAAAAATCATTTATGAGTGAATTCGAAATAGAGTTCATTAGCGACCTAAGAAGATTAGGTATTAACAAAAAAGATGTTGCACAAAAGTTAGAAATGACTATGCCAACACTTAATTCAAGGATTGAGAAACCTTGGACATTAACTGTCAAAGATCTTAATAACTTGAAAGAATTAGAATTTAATTTAAAAACTATTTATATTAATGGAATCAATAAAGATTAAAGGTAAGGATTATATACAAGTCCACGAAAGAGTAGCAGAGTTTCGTAGAAATGCAAACTATGCACCTCTTAAAATAGAAACTGTTATAGTTGAAAAAAACTATTCAGAACTCACTGGTGATATTTTTAAACATAAAAAAGATGAAAAAGGTGAAATAATTTCATCAAAAAAAATTGGTGTTAAAACATCAAAAGTTTTAGATTCAATTATCATTAAGTGTGTAATTCGTAACAAAGATGGGAACATAGTTTCTACTGGTTATGCACAAGAAGAAAAAACTTCGAGTTTTGTGAACGAAACAAGTTTTGTTGAAAATTGCGAAACATCAGCAGTTGGTCGTGCTTTAGGTTTTTTAGGTATTGGTATTAAAGATTCAATAGCAAGTGCAGATGAACTTGTTGTTGCAATATCAAATCAGAAAAAAACTACAAAGCCAAAAAGTAAAAAAGAATTTAAAATAAATAAAGTAAATCAATGACAGAAAAATTAAAGGCAATATATCTTAAAGGTTTAAGAATATTTGCACCAAGTCCTAATGCACCTGATTTTGTATTAGGTCAAGGATTTTTAACACCAAAAGTTTTATTAGATTTTATTAAAGAAAATCCACAAATACTTACAAGTGAATATGATGGTAATAAACAAATACCAGTTCAGTTAGTAAAAAATGATGATGGTGGTGCATCTTTAAAATTTAATGATTTTGTACCAAAAAAAGAAGTCAAAACTGAATCTATACCTATGAAATCAGAGCAAGATGATGACTTACCATTTTAATTATAAGGGGGGTTTTACCCCCTTTTTTTAATATTATATTATGAATGAACATATGTTATATAATAATTTAATTGCAAAACTTACAAAGCAATTAGAAGATTTAGAAAAAGAAAATAAAAAATTAAAAGATGAGAATAGAAAACTTAAAAATAAAAAATGATAGTATTGAAGATTATCATGCAAAAAAATCAATATCAGCAAGTAGTTTAAAATATATAGCAGCTACATCTGTGTTTCACTACTTAAACAAAAAGCCAATAGAACAAACTAAATATATGATAAGGGGTAATGCAGTACACACTATTTGTTATGAGGGTATTGAAGAATTTAAAAAGCAATATTTTGTTTTGCCAAAACTTGATCTTCGTAAAAAAGATGATAAAGATTTAAAAGTAAAACTATTAGAAAAAAATAAAGGTAAGGTTGCTTTAGATGAAGAAGAAGATAACATTATAAGAGGTATATACAAAAATTTCAATGGTAGCGATAAGGTAAAAAAATGGAAAAATGGTATAATAGAAGTTTCTCATTATGGAACTTATCAAGGTATTGATGTTAGAGTAAGACCTGATTGCTTAGGTGATGATTGGATAAGCGACATCAAAACTTGTCAAGATGCTTCACCAGAAAAATTTAACAGAGAAATAGAAAATCGTAATTATCACCTACAAGCATATTTTTATTGTCTTATGTTAGGAATAGATCCACACAGATTTAGATTTATAGCTTGTGAAACCAATCACCCTTTTGCAGTTGAAGTTTATAAGTTAGATGATACACACATTGAAAATGCAGAGATGGATTTTGAAAGAGCATTTACATTTTGGAAACTATACAAAGAAAAAGGTGTTGTTACTGGCTATCAATCACAAGATTTTGATGATGATGGAACAATAATTTTAAAAGGTTGGAAGCGAAGAAAATGAAAGATTTAAGGATAGTAAAAAAAATTGTTAATGATTATTTTGAAATAAACATTTCAGATACATCACGAAAAAGACATTTTGTTGATGCAAGAAGATTTTATTATACATTGTCAAGAGAATTTGTTAGAAATGCAACTCTTGAAAAAATAGGTGGACTTGTAAAAAAAGATCATGCTTCTGTAAATTTTGGTATAAAAACTTTACACTCTTTTATGCAGTATGACAAGCTCACTCAAAATAATTATTTAACTTTAAAAAAAATATGTTTAAGTAAATTAGATGAATTGGCAAATCCTTATGAAAAATATTTAAGTAAAGAAGATAAATTACAACATTCTGTGATGGAGTATTTATCTTTTCAATATCCAAATGTATATGCAATTCATGTAGCAAACGAGGGCAAAAGAAGCCCTTTTGAAAGATTTAAATTTAAATACTTAGGTGGCAAGGCAGGAGTACCTGATATATTAATATTTAGGTCTAATGGTATGAGAAATGGTCTTGCCATAGAATTAAAAGTTGGTTATAATAAACCTACTGACAGTCAAAAAGAATCGTTAGAAAAATTAAGAAAAGAAAATTGGGAATGTCATTGGACAAATGACTATGATAAAACTATTGAAATTATAGAGAAATATTTATCAATACCCAATGATACAAACACTTAAAATGGTTTATTGGTCAGAATCAAAACAAAGGATTCGTTTTACTGAAATACATAATTTTGAAGATTTTGAAAATTATGAATATGTTGGATCTTTGACAAGAGTTGAGTTTGATCTTCTCATTGAAGCATTATTTATAAAATTTGAAGATGAGGAAATATGTTTGGAAGATGTACAACTTATGTATGATAGATTGAGAAGATTTTGTAACGAGATAAAGAATATTACAAACAACCTATAAAGATAAATGAAAAAAAGCTATTATGCTATCATACCTGCATTTGTCAGATATGACACAAATTTAACTGCAAATGCTAAACTAATGTATGGTGAAATAACTGCACTATGCAATGAAAAAGGATATTGTTTTGCCACCAATAAATATTTTGCAGACCTATATAGTGTTTCAAATGTATCAATATCTAAGTGGATTAACCAGTTAAAAGATTATGGTTATATAAAAGTCAAAATGGTTTATAAAGAAAATTCAAAAGAAATAGAATCAAGGCAAATGTATATAACAAATTTTAAAGAGGTAGTAAATAATTCTTTGGGGGGTAACATAAAAAAGTTAAAGGATAATAAATATATATATAACAATAATAATACAGTAGAATATAAAGAGAATAAATATTCAGATATGGTTGTTAAATCTTTAGATCCTATTTGTAAATTATTTCCTACTCAAACAAGACCAAAAACAAAGAGTGAAAAAAATACTTGGCTTGATTGTATAGATAAACTTGAGAGATTAGATGGATATAGTCCAAGAAAAGTTTATTACATAGCTTCTAAAGTTCGTAATGATGAATTTTGGAAAAACAATTTTTTATCAATACTTAAACTTCGTAAGAAAAATAAAGATGGTATAAAATATATAAATCTTTTTGAAGCTAAGTTTGGTAAAAATTTAAAACAAATGAATTTATGATTTTTAAAGAATATTATTTACCTGAAGAATTTAAAGGAAGAAAATTGCCTGATATGAAAGTTAATGCAGAACATGGAACTTTTTTATTACAAAACAGAAGAAAATGGACAAAACAAGAGGAAGATTGGTTATTGTATTTAAAAGACAATATTGGCTTGTCATTCAAAGACATATCTATTTGTATAGATAGAGAGGAACAAAGAATAAGATTGAAATATAAAAGATTAAATAAAAAAAATAAAACATATAATAAAGCTCATATTGTTGATAAGTATAAAACCAATTTAGAAATACTTGAAAATAACGAAATAAAAACTTGTTTAGATTTATTTGCTTCAGAAAAAAGTTTTTGGGAAGATCATGTTAAGAATGTTACTTCAAATGATATAATACCATCTATGTATAATACATATAACTTAAAAGCAGAAATACTCGCAAAGTATTTAAATGACAATTCATATACATTTGATTTAATCGATGTTGATCCTTTCGGTAGTGCTTTTAATTGTTTTGAAAATTCTATAAAAATGTGTAATAAAGTTTTAATTATAACTTATGGTGAAATGGGACATAAAAGATGGAAAAGATTAGATTTTGTAAAAAAAACATATAAAATAAAATCTCTTGATGAATTTACAATTGAAAATTTAATTAATTATACTAAAAAAATTGCTTTAAAAAATAATGTTATACTCGAAGTTGATTGTATAAAAAATTGGCACAATATATCAAGAGTATATTATAAAGTATTAAAATAAAATTATATGAATAAATTACTTGTAAAAGAACTTAAAATAAAAGCAGAGGGTGTAGCTAAAAAGTTTTCTATTAGTAAAAGAGAGGGAAACTTTAACAATGAAATATTTAAGGTTTTAGAGATAATACCAATGTCAGACCATACTGCAAGTGTTATAATGAAAAAAAATACTGGTAAAAAAGCTGCATTCTTTTTTTACTACTTAAATAGAGGTATGTCTAAAGGTTGGCATTATTTTGTACCAACTGATTCTCATATTTTAGGTATGCAATCATTTAATTTTTATAAATTAGAAATAGAAAGAAATAATTATAAAGAAAACTTCAATGAAAGATAAATTTTTAAACTTTGGAATAGATATTGGTTTTAAGACAGGTGAATTTCATATAACATGCCCTAAATGTTCACATAAAAGAAAAAAGAAAGCAGAGAAATGTTTATCTATAAACGAACTAAAAGGTTTATTTAATTGTCATCATTGTGGGTGGAGTGGTAATGTAAATCTTCAACAAAAAAAAGAATATGTAAGACCACTTGAAATAAAAGCAGATCTTTCTGAAAAAACACTTAAGTGGTTTGCAAAAAGAGGTATATCAGAAACCACGATAGTAAATTGGAAAATTAGTGAATCAGTAGAGTATTTTCCACAAGTAAAAAAAGAAAGAATTGCAATTAATTTTAATTACTATCGTGAGGGTAATTTAATAAATGTAAAATATCGTGATGGTCAAAAGAATTTTAAATTATTTAAAGATGCTGAACTTATCTTTTATGGTCTTGACAATGTAAAAGAAATGGACAAGATATATATTGTAGAGGGTGAAATAGATGCTTTATCACTACATGAAGCAGGTCTTTATAGTGTTTGTTCAGTACCTAATGGTGCATCAAAGGGTTCACAACGATTAGAGTATCTTGACAACTGTTGGGAATACTTTGTTGATAAAAAAGAGATTGTACTTTGCACAGATAATGACCAGGCAGGTTTATCTTTGAGAAACGAACTTGCAAGAAGATTTGGTCAAGGTAGATGTAAATATGTGGAGTTTGGAGATTACAAAGATGCAAACGACATATTAGTAAGTAAAGGTGCAAGTGAACTTAGAGAAGTCGTAAATCAAGCTAAAAACTTTCCGATTGAGGGTGTATTAAATATTAACGATATTTGGGATAGTGTTCTTAACTACAACGAAAATGGAATCAAGAATTATAGTGTGCGACTTGGCGACAGTAATAGATATTTTAACATTAGTTTCGGACAATGGAGTGTTATTACAGGAATACCAAATTCAGGCAAGTCAGATGTCTGCGACCAAATATGCACTAATCTTGCATTATCCGAAAATTTTAGGATAGCTATATTTTCACCTGAAAGTTTCCCATACGAAGCTCATATAAAACGACTTGCAAATAAAATAAATGAAAAAGAGTGTAACACAGAAGATCTTAACAAAACAAAAGATTTTATAGAAGAACACTTTTACTTCGTAAAAATAGATTTAGAGAATCTTACACTTAAAGGTATATTAGATGCTTTTAGGCAACTTGTTTTCCAAAAAGGTGTTAATGTTTGTGTTATAGATCCATATAATATGTTAGATCATTCTGCTCAAAAAGATTTTACTTATGTAGGTAAACTGCTTTCAGAGATTACACAGTTCTGTCAACAAACAAACACACACTTATTTTTAGTAGCACACCCAAGAAAGATGGAAAGTGTTGAGGGTAAATATAGAGTACCCAACCCTTATGATATTTCCCAGTCAAGCGATTTCTTTAATAAAGCATATAATTGTATTACAGTTTATAGGAATCTTGGTCAAAAAACTATATATGGAAGTGATAGTGTACAGATATATGTACAAAAGGTAAAGACAAAAGAGAATGGTATTCAGGGCGATTTTATGATAGCACCTGATTTTAAAAATGGTGGTGTATATAAAGCAGTTGATAAAGACAAACAAAGATTTGAAGTAATCAGAGATAATATACCTTTTTAGTAACTTTGTTTAATGTTTGATATTGACATAGCAGTTATGAGGGGATTTGGTGTTGGTTTTAACTACACTAATGAAGATATTGAGGGTGTAGAAACCATAGCTGATGATCTTAGACATACAATCCAGGTAATCTTTTTCTTTGTAATAATAAATATTACTTACTTCACACACAGAGAATTTTAGTAAAATAATATAAAAAATATTTGCATAATTAAAATATTCTTTATATATTAGTACTATAATTAAAAACAAATAATATGAAAACAACTAAAAAAATATACCAAGTATGGTGGAAAGATTTCGCCTGTTTAGCTGAATTTGAAAATTGTGGCAAAGCCTTAACTTTTTTGAACAGCAGACATTTAAAAAGAATGAATAACGGAGAAAAAGGGGCATTTTTCATTAATGAGGAAGACATAAATTATAAACCATATAATAAAATAATATGAGAAATACATTAGACAAAAAAATAAACAGAAGAAAAATTCTAAAAGCATTATCTACACCTTGGCAAGGTTATTTAGGAGCTATTGACAAATCACAAATAGATCAAATTTACACAAAAGAAAGATTAGATAATAAAGGTAGATCTGTATCAGAAAAGGTATGGATAACTTTACTACGATATGGCTTTGAAAAAGTATGGATTCCATTATTAGACAGAGATGGTAACCACATAGAATGGCAAAGCATAAAATTTAAATGTGGTACTGAAATATCAGCAAGTAGATTAGCTATAATTTATGCTGCATTTCTTTTTCCTAAAGATAAATTTGGTGTTGCACCTTGTAGTCGAAAGATACTAAACAACTCTGTTAATAATAATTTTTAATAACCATAAATCATTGTTTTAAAATTAACCCACTTTAATCGGTGGGTTTTTTTATGTATTTTTGTAAAGTGAAAAGCAACAAAAAACAACACACTAAAAAAGCAATACTTACTGCTCTTGAAAAATCTCTTGGAGTTGTAACGACTGCTTGTAGGCAAGTTGGTATAAATAGGACTACCTATTACAAGTATCTAAAAGAAGATGAGGAGTTTGCTAAGCAAGTAAAAGATATTGAGAACATTGCTCTTGATTTTGCTGAATCACAACTGCATAAACAAATAAGTGAGGGCAATACTACTGCTACAATATTTCTTTTAAAGACAAAAGGTAAATCTCGTGGTTATGTAGAGAGAAGCGAGATAGTGCATGACAATCAAATTAAATCTACAATCATAGAATGGACACCACCAAAACAGTTGAACAAAAATGTAACAGACAATTCTACGACCTTATCAAATCAAACAAAAGATTCAAAGTCCACCAAGGAGGAACAAGGTCAGGAAAAACTTTCGGAATCTGTCAATACTTAGTTTATTTACTTACATCATCAGAGAAACCTTTAACCATCTCTATTGTCCGTAAGACATTACCTGCCCTAAAAGGATCTGTGCTTCGTGATATGATGAATATTCTCCAGGAAACTGGTATTTACTATTTAGGAGTGCATAACAAAGCAGAAAACACTTTTAAGTACAACAATCATCTTATTGAGTTTCTTTCAGTAGATGAACCCCAAAAGATTCGTGGTCGTAAAAGAAACATAGCTTTTTTAAACGAGGGTAATGAGTTGAACATAGAAGATTTTAGACAAATCAATATGAGAACAACAGATATGTTAATTCTTGACTTTAACCCATCAGATCCTGTGCATTGGATTTATAGCGACTTAATACCAAGAGATGATTGTGATACTTGGATAACAACTTATAGAGATAACAACTTCTTATCAGCAGAACTTATACACGAAATTGAAAGAATGAAAGCAAGAGATCCTGATTATTGGAGAGTATATGGTGAGGGATTACAGGCAATCTTTAGTGCAAGACAAGTATTTAATAACTGGCATTTTATTGACTACAAAGATTTTCCTGAATTTGATTTAGATGTAGAGGGTGTTATTGGTATTGATTTTGGATATTCAAACGATCCTACTGCAATAGTTTTAACATTTAGACAAAATGATAAATTATACTTACATGAATTATTATACAGAAAAGGTATGACAAATGGAGATATCGTTGATTTCTTAAAAGACAAAGGTTATGGTCAAATAATATGTTATGCTGATTCTGCTGAACCTAAGTCAATAGAGGAAATGAAAAGATTAGGAATGTATATAAAACCTGCAACTAAAGGGCAAGGGAGTATAAATGCAGGAATATCACTTCTTAAGGAGTATGATATATTTGTTAGTAAAGAATCAACAAATATTCAGAGAGAATATCATAACTATTATTGGGAACAATTAAAAGATGGAACTATAATAAACAAACCACAAGACAAAGAAAATCACTTGATGGATTCTATAAGATATGCTACATATTCAAGATTTGGAAAGAGAGAAAATTTCTTTGTAATTTAATTGTTATTTTTGTAAGATAAAAGCACGATAAATGGCATCAATATTTTCAAGAGTTAGAAATTTAATTTCAAAAAACTTTCAACAAACAAATGAACAATTTAATAGAGCAATCTATAATTATTTAGGTAACACAATTATTTGGAATCCTGAAAACGATAATACTTACATAGAAAAAGGTTATCAATTTAATTCAACTATTTATTCAATAGTTAATTTAATAACTAAAACTGCTGCTACTATACCTTTTCAAGTTTATGAAATTAAAAATGAGAATGAGTTAAAAAGGTATAAGTCAATCACAAGTGGACTTGCAAATGGTTCATCATTATATAAAGCAGATATACTTAGAAAACATGCACTTGAAGAAGTATCTGACACAGAAATACACGAGGTTCTTTCAAGACCTAATCCTGCACAATCCTATAACTCTTGGATTCAAGAACTTATTGCTTTTGGTAAACTTACAGGTAATCGTTATATATATGGAATAAAACCTGATACAGGTGCAAATCAAGGTAAGTTCAAAGAACTGTATATACTTCCAAGTCAAAAGGTAGAGATTAAAAGTGGGGGTATATTTGAACCTGTAAAATCTTACTGTCTTGATTACAATGGTCAATACAATATGTTAGCTGAAGATGTTTGTCATATAAAAGATTTTAACCCTTATTATGATGGTACTGGTTCACACCTTTATGGTATGTCGCCACTCAAAGCAGGTCTTAGATCGTTAGACACTAATAATGAAGCAGTAACAACAGGTGCTAAGTATTTACAAAATCAAACTGCAAGAGGTGTGCTTATGAGTGATGAGGGTGATTTAAATGAAGTTCAAGCACAACAACTTAAAGAAAAATTTAGACAAAATTATTCAGGTAGTAAAAATGCAGGTGATATTGTTATTACACCAAAAAAACTATCATGGATAAACTTTGGTATGTCAGCATCAGATCTATCTTTAATTGAACAATACAATGCAAGTATTAAAGATTTATGTAATATATATTCGGTGCCTGCAGTTTTATTAAATAATACAGAATCTTCTACTTACAACAATGTTATTGAAGCTAAAAAGAGTTTATATCAAAATGCAATAATACCTGAAATGAATAAAATTCGTGATGAATTAAATAGATGGCTTGTACCTGCTTATGGTGAAAAACTATTTATAGATTTTGATTATACAAACATATCTGAACTGCAAGAGGAAATGGACAAAGTAGTAAATCAAATGTCAAGTTCTTGGTGGCTTACTCCAAATGAAAAAAGACAAGCGATGAGTTATGGTGTAGATACAGAAAACGATAAACTAAATGATTATTACATACCAATGAATCTTGTGCCACTTGGTGATGAAGTAATTGAAGAAGATGTTAAAAGTGTAAAGATTGATTACAATGATTTGATGGACAACAAATATAGAATTCGTAGAGATGTATTTACAACTGAACTTGAAGCAAGAAGCAGAGCAGAAGCTATTGGTTGTAATGGTACACACACTCATACAGAAGATGGTAAAACAATATATATGCCTTGTGCTTCGCACGATGACTATATTGCTCGTGTTGGCAGAAATGTTAAGTATGGCGAAGATGATGAAGATGATAAATATGATGAGGACAAAGAATTTATTGACAAACCTGCAAAACCTGGAAGTGCAGTAGAAACAGGACTTAGAAATAAAGTAAAAGAACACAATGAGAAAGTTGGTAACAATAGAAGCAAAAGAACGACTTACAGAACTTTACAAACAGTATTTAATCGTGGCATAGGTGCTTATAGAAATAATCCACAAAGCGTAAGACCAAGTGTAAGGAGTGAGGATCAATGGGCTTATGCAAGAGTAAACTCTTTTTTATATGTACTTAGAAATGGAAGATTTAGAAGTGGTAAACATGACACTGATTTATTACCAAGTGGACACCCTATGTCAAGCAAAAAATCATTAACTAAAAATGTATCTTATAAAGATTACCCACAGGGTGCAACAAATAATGCAAAGAGAATGTTAGGTTGGATAGAAAAATATGGTCGTGATGTAGTTAGAGGTGGTACAGAGGTTGGACTTGCAAGAGCAAATCAACTGGCAAAAAGAGAACCTATATCACTTGATACTGTAAAGAGAATCAATAGCTTTTTAGCAAGACATGAAGATAATGCTAAGATTGCAGAGCAATATAGAGATGAACCTTGGAAAGATAAAGGTTATGTAGCTTATAATATGTGGGGTGGTAAAGCAATGGTTTCTTGGGCAAAAAGAATATCTGAAAATGCTGACTAAAGAATTTAAAAAATCATATCAAAAAGATTGGTTAAACCAATTAGATATTGCTGAAGCTAAACAAGATAAAAAGTGGGCATCTTATTTCAAAAGAGAGAGTAATATAATTATAGATGAATTTTTAAAAGCTAACAAGCAAATTCCTGATCTACAATTTAAGTTTAGAGATGATGATTTAATCAATCTTTATGTAGAGTTATATCAAGAAGTTGGAAATAGATTAGCGAAATGGTATGCAGGTAATTTTCAAAAATATATACAAAAAGACATTAGTAATGATTATAAAGATATATGGAATGCAAAGTTTGCATATATAGGAAATCAAGTTGCAGGTGAAAGAGTTGTAAGTGTAGGTGTAAATAGAAGAAAAGAATTTAGGCGAGTTTTAAAAAGATTTATGCAAAATCCTGAATTTCAAGCTCTGAATGAAGCACAAGCAGGTAGAATATTAAGAAAAAAATTTAACGATATGTCAGTGGCAAATGCAAAAAGAATAGTTAGAACAGAATCAGTTAATGCTGCAAACTATGCTACAAATCAAAGTGCAGTTGATACTTTTGGTGTTGAAAATTTACAAAAAGAATGGATTGCAACTTTTGATGATAGAGTAAGAATAGATCATATACAAGCAAATGGACAAGTTGTTGATATGGATAAAAAGTTTTTAGTAGGTGGTGAGGAACTATCTTATCCAGGTGATAGTGCAGGTAGTGCTGCCAATGTTATAAACTGTAGGTGTACCAATGCACCTTTTCCAAAAGAAATAGATACTTCAGGTATCATAGATGATGTTATTACAGTTGCACAAAGCGTAGCAGCGACAGTAGCAGTAGATGAAATATTGAATGATGATTCACAAGAAAATAATTAATTGAAAATTAATAACTTTGCATTATGGAAAATATAATTTATAAGTCAAGCCCAATCGGTGAAATTCAAGACATCGATGAAAAGTCAGGAATCGTAAAAGGTTATGGTTCAGTTTTTAACAATGTAGATAGTGATGGTGATGTAATCACTCAAGGTGCATATACAAAAACGATTATGGAAAATGGTAATCGTGTAAAGTATTTGTATCAGCACAAAATGGATAAACCAATAGGTAGAATGAAAAACCTTTATGAAGATGAAAAGGGTTTGATGTTTGAAGCAGAAGTGCCAAAAACACAACTTGGAAAAGATGTTTTAGAACTTATGAAAGCAGGTGTTATAACTGAAAACAGTGTTGGTATATTACCAATACAAAAAGAATCAGGTGTAAACGAAGATTACAACAGAAAACTTACAGAGGTAAAACTATATGAGATTTCTGCAGTTACACTTGCTGCTAACGATAAAGCAATGATATTAGATGTAAAAGGGAATTTTGATAAGGAAAAAGTATTGAACAGATATGATAAACTTGTAAAGTTAATTCGCAAGGGCGACATATCTGACAATATGGGTTATGCTATTGAAGCAGAACTCATTAAGCTAAAATCTATTTTTAACGATAGTGTCATTTTGCCAACTGAAATTGAGGTTACAGAACCGACAGAAATAGAAACAGATAATAGCGAAATCTATAAATATTTGTTTAATAAATTAAATTCGTAAAAAATGAATGATGAAATTAAAAAAGAATTAGACCAAATCGGTGATTTAGTTGATTCTAAAATTGAGAAAGCATTTAATTCTGCACAAGATAATGCGAAAGGTGAGATTGAAGAATCACTGAAAAGTGAAATTTCAAATCTATCCAACGAGTATCTTGAAAAGCATGATGAAATGCAAAAAAGAATGGACACTATTGAAATGGAAGCTAAAAAAAATTCTATTGAAAGTAAGCCAATGAACTTTAAAGGTGCTTTAAAAGAAGCTATTGATGGAGGTGCTATTGAAAACCTAAAAAAAGGTCAATCAAGAGCAGCTACATTTGAAGTTAAAGCAGATATGACAACTGGTGCAGATTTCACTGGTGAGGTTATTGCTGCTCAAAGAGTACCTGGTATTAAGTTTGATCCATCAAACCAAGTGCATGTAAGATCTATTGTGCCAGTTGGTACAACTACTTCTGATACAATTAGATTTGTAAAAGAAAGTGCTTATACACAAGGTGCTGCAGCAACTTCAGAGGGAAGTGCTTTAGGTCAAACTGACTTTAACTTAACTGCTTCTACTGCAAATGTAGAATTGATTGGTACTTATCTAAGAATAAGTAAGCAAATGTTAGATGACACAGAGCAACTTACATCTTACATATCAGCAAGAGTACCAAGTAAATTACTTGCAGTTGAAGATGACCAGTTATTAGGTGGTAATGGTACTGCACCAAACTTAGAGGGATTGAGAAATTCTGCTACTGCATGGAGTAATACTGATTCAGGTTTTGCTGCAGGTGTAATTTCTAACCCACAAAACATTGATGTTTTAATAACTGCACTAAACCAAGTTGCTAAGTTTAACTATACTTCAGATGGGATTCTAATGCACCCAACTGATTTTCACAAAATCTTAGCACTTAAAGATGGTGATAACAGGTATCTAAAAGACCAAGTTTATCAAGGTCTGCAACCTACATTTATGGGTGTGCCATTTAGATTATCAACTGCTATGGCAGAGGGTGAGTTTATCGCAGGTAACTTTAGCCAAGCAGCACAGATTTGGCAAAGAGATAATGTAAGTGTTGAGTTCTTTGAGCAAGATACTGATAATGTTCAAAAGAACTTTATTACAGTAAGAGTTCAAGAGAGATTAGCAATGACTACTTACTTACCAAATGCACTTTGTAGAGGATCATTCGCAACAGTGATTGCTGCTCTATAATCATTTGAGATTATTTAATAAAGGGGGTTTTGTACCCCCTTTTTTTATGATTTATACATAAGAAATATCTTATAATAAAAAAAATTTTGTATTATTAAAAAATAATTATACCTTTGAATTATGAAAAAAATTATAACAACCATAGAAAAATTGCAAACACCAATCATACTTTTTGCTATGATCTATTTTGCATCACACTTTTTAGTATGTCTAATAACTCATTAAGTAAAGCAACAAAGAAAGAAATTAATATGCCAGTAGATTATAAATTACAACAAAGAATTTTAAAATATTTAATTTGGGGTATGGGTTTTTTTACATTTTGGTCAATTTTATTTGTAAACTTTTTATTTTGGTTATTTAGATGAATGCAAGAAAATTAACACCAAAGATAATGAAAATTGTTTCTGAAAGTTTGAATAAAAATATTAAACCAAAAGCATATTTTAAAATATTAGGTCTTGTATATAACATAGAAGAAGAAGTTGATAAGAGTAGAGAATTAAAGCATTAACAGAATTGCTTTTATATTGAGGTTTATAAAAGTAATGTTTTTTCATATTGGTTAGTTTGAGAAGCCCAGTTCTTTGTAGGATTGGGCTTTTTAACTTTTTCTTAACTTTGTGTAGTGGATAGTAATGCACGAGGTTGTGTTGCCGAATACTTGTTCGGAGTTGAGTGTTTAAAAAGAGGAGTTATAATATCTTTCCCCATTTTAGATTCTTGTGTTTACGATTGCATAGCTGATACTGGAAAAGATCTTTACAAAATTCAAGTTAAATATTCAGGTAAAAGTTTTCTAAAACATAGAAAAACAATTCAAGCAAATTGGCATAATTCTTATAGTTTGGAAGATGTAGATTATTTTGCAGTTTATGTAGAGGTTTTTAAAGGTTTTTTTATATTTCCAAACAACGGTATAAGAAAATGTATAAGAGTAAGTTTAGACAATGTAAATTCAAAATATTTTAATAACTTTGATTTTGAATAGTTTTTTCTTTCTTTATTCTTTTCTAATTAATGCACTGTAAATTTTATGGTGCATTTTTTTTTTATTTTTGTTTTAAATAATAATTATGTTAAATGATATATTAAGATTTTTTGGATATGTAAATATTCAATCTAAAAAAACAAAAGAAACAAAGGAATTAAAACAAGCATATAGGCGAAAAATAAAAAAATTTAAGTAATGAAATATTATAGTGATCCTTTAAATCGTTTCCATACACAAATAAAAATTACTGCAACCACAGGTTCAGAACTTATTAATACTGCAACTGCAAAAACATATTTAAGAGTTGATACAAGTGAAGATGATACTTTGATTGGTCAAATGATTACACAAGCAAGGATTATTATTGAAAATTATATTTCAAAAGATGTAGTGGCTAAAACAAGAAAATTATATTTAGCGACAGTAGATGAAAGATTTGTTTTACCATTTTCACCAATAGCTTCTATACAATCAATTACAGTTGATGGTACTGCCACAACTGCATATTCAGAATATGGTCTTGATGATACAATAGTAGAGTTAGAAAGTTTACCTGCTGAAGAAGTGATTGTTAGTTACACGACATCAGGAATAAATGATAGCTTTTTAATACAAGCAAACTTACAACTTGTATCTACTCTTTATGACAATAGAGCAGATTTTATAATAGGTCAAACAGTAAGTGAGATACCAACAGAGGTAAAAAGTATTTTGAGTTCTTATAAAGCGATGTTTATATAATGAATGCAAGTAAATTAGATACAAGAGTTCTTGTAAAAAGACAAAGTAAAACTGCAGATGGTTTTGGTGGATTTTCTTCTACACTTGCAACACAAACAACTATATGGGCTAATGTAAGATTTACTGATGGTGATGTTACAACAAAAAATGGTAAAAGAGATAGAAATTTAGTTATTGAATTAATGGTTCGTAAAAAAACTGCTGAAAACATAAGCACAACAGATCTGCTTGAAATAGAAAATGAGAGTGGACAATTTCAAATAAATAGCATGTTTAATAGTAATTATAAATTTTTTACTACAATAACTGCAACAAAAAGAGAGTAATGGAAATCAAAATAAATCAATCAGATCTTCGCAAAGTCAATAAGTTATTTGATAAACTTGAAGATATATCTGAAAAACAAGCTAATATTATTATTGACAAAAATGGTTTAAAAATTGCAAGAGAAATAAAACAACCACCAATACCAGTTGATACAGGTAATTTAAGAAAAAATGTAGTTTATAATGCGAACAAAAAAAGGTTAGAATCAAATGCACCTTATTCAGGTTTTCTTGAGTTTGGTTGGACATCAAGTAAAGGAAAGAAAGTTCAAAGACCTTTTTTCTTTAGTAAAATAAACACAGGACTAAAAAGATTATCTTTAGATTTAAACAATGCAATTAAAAGAGCGATAAGATGAAAGAACCTATAAGATTTATTAGACAAAAAATATTTACACTTCTTAATGGTAATGTAAGTTATGATGGTTCTAATGTACCTGTTTTTAATCGTGTACCATCAACACAAAATGAACCTTACATAATAATATATTCAGTTGATACTGCTCAAACGAATCAAAATCAAACAGATTTTATTGTGGAATGTATAACAAGAATAGAAGTTGTAACTGCATTTTTTTCAGATGATGGTGGTGAATTACAAGTAAACGACATTGTAGAATCAATATTAGAACTTATAAAAACTTCTACAACAGATTTCTTTGACCTTTCATCAAACAATTTTAATGTTTTTACAAGCAATATAAATGGTATTGCTTATAGTGAGGAAAACGATGATGAGAAAACTTATTATAGAGCAATTATAGATATTGCAAACAGAGTTCAACAAAATTAAATATTATGGCAAAAACAAAAAAATTTAGTAAACATATAACTTGGAAAGAAGCTACTGGATCGGCTACTGCAAAAAAATTAGATATTGATAACACACCAAACGATGAGCAGTTATCTAACATGAAAATTCTTGCAGAAGAATTATTTGAACCATTAAGAGAGAGAGTTGGAGAACCAATATTGGTAAATAGTTTTTTTAGATGCGAAAAATTAAATCAAGCAATATCAGGTTCGGCTACAACTTCGCAGCATATTCAAGGTTGTGCTATTGACCTTGATGCTACAAAAATGAAAAATTGTGAATTGTTTTACATTATAAAAAATGAGTTTGATTACGATAAATTAATATGGGAATATGGAGATGATACAAATCCTGATTGGATTCATGTAAGTTATGTAAAAGGTAAAAACAGGAAACTTGTTTATCAAGCAAAAAGAAAACCTGGTAAAGGTTATTCTACATATACCCATTTTGATTTAGATATTGTACAAGAAGATGAGTAAGAAAAAATTAAAAGACACTAAGGTTGGTAAATTTTTAAGTGGTGCAGGATCTTCCATTGTAGATTCTTTGGGTGATGTTTTACCTGATAAAGGTGTTTTTGGACTTGTAAAAAACCTTATAAAAAAAGATCCAGTATTGCCACCTGAAGATAAAGAAAAAGCATTAGCACTTTTAAATCAAGATACAATAGAAATGCAAGAAATATCTAAAAGATGGGCAAGTGATATGCAGTCAGATTCTTGGCTTTCTAAAAACACAAGACCAATGGCATTAATATTTTTAACTGTATCTATGGTTCTATTAATATTTGTTGATTCAAGTGGTGTGGATTTCACTGTTGATAGTGGTTGGATTGATCTTTTGAAAAGTTTACTTATTACAGTATATGTAGCTTATTTTGGTTCAAGAGGTGCCGAGAAGTTCAAAAGTATAAGTAAATAATGGCAAAACTAAGGCGACCTAAAGTATTTGCTAAAATAGAGAAACCAAAAAAAAGGCGACCAGGTGTTCACTCTAAAAATGCAAGTAGAGGTCAATGTGGTTACAAAAAAAAATACAGAGGACAAGGTAGAAAACATTAATTATTAATTTATTATTTTTGTAGTAAATTAGTAACAATGGCAACAGATTTATTTTTTTCAGCAGATTTTCAAAAAGCAGCATTTGGACACCAAGGTTTAAGAATTTTAGGTGCAGGTGAAAGTTCAGTAGGTGGCGAGAAGTTTTTAGCAATTCAAGTAGTTGCAGATGCACAAATTGATTTTACAAGTTCGGCAGGTGCAGGTGATACAACAATTACAAATTTAGTATTAGAAGCAGGATTTATATTTTATGGAGATCTTACTTCTATAACAGTTGATAGTGGTAAAGTAATAGCTTATTTACAATGATAGGATTATTTAACTCATTATCAAATGTTTCTAAAAAGGTAAAATCGCATATTGAGAAATATTGGAATCAATGGTTTGTTAATTGGGAAAGTGAAAGTACAAATTGGGATAATGCACAATAAATTAAAATAATATGGCAAGTTTAACAGGTAATAAAATAAAAGATACTTATACATCACTATTAAAAATTGGTGATAATGGTACAATAGATAGTTCAGCACAAGCACTAACAGATGGTGATGGGAATTCTTTAGGATTAACACTAACTAATGGTGGTGTTATCGTATCATCAACAAATGGGACATTAATAGGTACATCAGATACAAATGTAGTTGGTGCATCACTTTTAAATATTAGTGGTAATGGTACTGCAGGTCAATTAATACAATCTGATGGTGATGGATCTTTTTCTTATACATCAGCAGCAGGAGGTGGAGATATAACTGCAGTTACTGCAGGTGATGGTATTTCAGGTGGAGGTTCGACAGGTGATGTAACTGTAAGTTTGGCAAGTAATACTCCTAATTCTTTTACGGCAGGAGGTAATGGAAGTTCAGGTGGAGTAACTTTAGCAGATGGTGATGTTCAAGTAAGAACAGGAACTGGTAATGTAGCAAAAATTAAAATGTATTGTGAAAGCTCAAATGCTCATTTTCAGACAATACAAGCAGCACCTCATAGTGCAGGAAGTTCAGCAGTTCTAACTTTGCCAACTGCAACTGGTACACTTGTAGGTACAGGTGATACAAGTTCAATTAGTCACGGTATGCTTGGTGCAAGTTTTAAAACAATTGTTGCATTATCAGGTACAGAGGTTAATTGGGCAAATGGACAAGTTTTTACAAAAACATTATCAGGCAACACAACATTAACATTTACAGGTGTTCAAACAGGTATGCAAATTAATTTAGTAATAAGTGGTAATTACACTTTAACTTTACCATCAAGTGTTAAAGAATTAACAAATGCTTCTACTTATGATGGAAGTGGGGAAAATTTAATATCAATAGTATCAACAAATGGTGCGACTGAACAATTCGCAACAATAAATAAAGTAGCATAATTATGAAAGCAGTAAATAACGCAGGTGTAATAACATTTTATCAGTCAGTACCAAAATCATTTAGATCATCAACAGGTATTCACTTTAATGTTCAAAATTGGTCTAAAAAAGATATGCAAGAAAATGGATTGTTTGATGTGATAATTGATGAGGATTATGATTCGAGAATACACGATTTAGGTGAAATATATTGGGACACAGAAGCTAATGTATTTAGAAAAGATAAGATTAATAAAACTTGGGATAAGTCATTAAGTGAATTAAAAGAACAATCAATAAGCAACTTTAAATTAAGAATAGGAAGTGAACTTGCAAAAACTGACTGGTATATAATTAGAAATGTAGATAATGGTGCTGAAATACCAAGTGAGGTTCAAGAAGCAAGACAAGATTTAAGAAACACATCAGACACAGTTGAATCGGAAATTAATGCAATCACAACTAAAGCAGGAGTTATTACATACGATTTCCCAAACATTGACTAATGGCAATAAACAAACGACTTATAGGTGCAGGTGCTACAGGCACAGGTGGTGGTGGTGCAGTAACACCAAGTGAAAATTTTAATGTAGTTACTTATACAGGTGATGGTACTGCAGGAAGAGCAGTTACTGTCGGATTTCAACCTGATTATGTTTGGATAAAAACGAGGAATAATGCAAATAGTTGGACAAATACTGATTCAACAAGAGGTGTAAATGCGATTTTATCATCAAATGCAACTGCTGCTGAAAGCACATTTGATTCTTCTTGGCGAAGTAGTTATGGACAAATAGCATCTT